AGTTACACCAGGAGCCGCCGCTGTATTTGTACCAGAAATTTTAGTTGCCATGATTTCAGTTTAGTTGATATTCATGCGATGGCATAGTGTCTTTAATTAAATAACAGCCCATACCGCACCCGCTGGCACAGTAACCGTTACGCCGCTTGCAATAGTTGGCTGAACACTAAAGGCATTGTAGTTAGTGGTCAAAGTAATTGATGTTGCAACAGTTTGAGCCATCTGTAATAAACCTGCGTCACCTCCACCACCACCTGCAATCTCTCCCCATTCATCTGTATAGCCTTCAAATTTTCCAGTAGTTGAGTTATATCTAAAGTGACCCGCCGCACCTGTGGGCCGTTGGCCTGTTGTACCTACAGGAACCTTAATTGCATCGGTATAATTATGAATTACAGAACCAGTAAACGTGCCACCGGCCAAGGGCATTTTACTTGAGTCTGTGGCTGTATCAGTTGCCCATTCCAAAGTCGTAGGAGTAGAAGCATTGGCCTTTAATATTTGATTTGCAGTTGGGGCCGCCGCTGGTAATGAAACTGTATAACTAGCTTCTGATCCTTTGTCTGTTGCTCCTTTTATTCCTATATAGGCAGAACCGTTTGAATCCGCCTCATATAACCGAACCTCTTTTGCGTTATCAATAGAAAGATTATCTGTAGTTGTTATTGCTCCTGAAGCTAAAGAAGTAAGAGTTCCAACTGAGGTCAAGCTTGAAGTAACAACGGTACTTTTTAAAGTTGTACCTGTAAGAGTGCCCGCCGCTGCTGTAACTGTGATTGCCGCTGACCCGTCAAAGTTAACGCCATTAATTGCGCGGGCTGTTGTTAAAGTTGCAGCGCTTGTTGATGTTGCAGCGTTGCCTGTGTATTGAGTAGCAGAAAGAACTTGAGTGCCAGCAACTTTTAAAACTTTTCCTGATGCAAGATCTATATGTTCTGAACTTGTCCAGGCATCAGTGGAATCAACCCAATTGAATGTTTTATCCCCGTCAGTAGAATCAATAGTTATACCTGCCCCATCAACGGCGGCGTCATTACCTAGCCCCTTTGCAACTTCGATATTTTTGTCTTTTATCGTGAGAGTTGTTGTGTCAATAGTGGTAGTAGTACCGCTAACAGTTAAGTCGCCCGGAATGGTGACAAGGCCAGCCGAATTTATTGTTAAACGTGCTGTTCCGCCTGTTGTTAGTAATAAGCCGTCAGCTCCACTTTGAGCCAGACCTGTGTCATTATCCCCAATGAAACTAAAGCTTGGAGCGCTTTGAGTGCCAGCCGGTGCATTAGTGAGAAGATCTTCAAAAGTAATCTTTTTATTCTTATCTGCCCCTGATTCACTTTGATCAATAATTGGCAAGACATCAGACGCCGCCGGAGCCGTTAGCGCTGTAAATTCACTAATCTTTCTGTTTGCCATAATTAATACTTGATGATATACATCATTGCGATGTTTCTAACTCTAACTTCAGTTCCGCCATCATTACCAGTCGAAACAGAAATGCCCGTCGTGTTCGATGTATTTGCATTGCTAAAGTTCACATTATCGTTTCTATAACCAACTGTGTAACTCTGACCACTACCAAGCGTTACACCAACACCACCAAAGACATTGTTTAGAGTCAAGCCTCGACCTTGGTGTGTATGCCCTGGGTCAGAAATGCTAGCAGAGTGATTATGTGATTTATTCTGATCGGTTTGAACAGTTGCGTTCATATTTCTCCCGCTATCTGTACCTTTCGAATTATCCCAACCGCGAACAAACTCACCCCTTAAATCTGGGAGATCGAAAGTACTTGAGCCATTACCCGCCCCCCAGGTTGTAGCAATCGCGGCAAAGAGTGTTGCATAAGTTGAACGGCTAATTGCGGCCCCATTACATTCAAGCCAACCACTAGGCGGAGTTGTATGAGCAAAAGATACAACAGACCCAGCGGGAACCCCACCGACGCTTTCCCATGTAGAGCCTGTATAAGTTTCTACCTTACTTATTGTGCTATTAAATCGCAGATCACCAGTTGCACCCGTTGGCCTCTGCGCTGTTGTTCCAGCTGGTAATTGTAATGATCCTGTACCTGTGCAAACAATATCCCCGGCTGATGTGAGAGTTCCGCTGAAAGAAGGGGAGGCAGTAGAAGCTAAACCTAGATTTGCTGTATTGCTTGAGCCAATTGTGACCCAGCCATTATTACTATTATTTCTGAGCTTAATTAAATTGTTAGTCGTATCAATCCACAATTTACCCGCGACAGTAGTGGAAGGAGCTGATGAACCTGAATTGGTCGATTGAATATCTGCTAAAACGCTATTAAGGTCATTTCTAAAATTTAGGCCGTTTGCATTTCCGATATTAAAGTCGTGTGTATTGCTCATTTAAGTAACCTCCTTACCGAAACCTGACGCAGCCCATACAAAAGGACGAGCAACGGCAGCACTACCATTCTTAAAGGTTACTTGAAAACCTGTTCTTGTGATGCTTGCCAATTCATAAAAATCACCCGTTTGCTGCGATGTCGGCGTAATAATGACTGAAGGAGTGTTTTTAAAGGCTTTAATGAATGTCACTGTGTAAGCTGATGATCCTGTTGTGACTGGAGTCGAAATAGATTCCGTTCTTCCTTGTAATTCTAATACGGCTCCTAGTTCTGTAACCTTAATATTTTGGTTCGTATCGGAACAGGTTAGTTTTGCCTTGAATTGTATATGCCTTGCTTTAACTAAAACATTCGTAAATTCTCGCCATGTTGTCCATGTTGAATTATCAAGGCTAGTCCTTAGATATACGTTGCAATTAACTTTGTCGGCCTGGTCAGAACCTATTGAATCAATTAGCCCCCAGCCGTCAATTGAATCTGTTCTTGTATCCCATAAACTATTTAAGAAAAATCCTGATGCTTTTAAATTCCTGCGAACATTAACAGAATAAGATTGAGTCAAATTAACAGCATTTGCAAAGGTATATTCACCCGATGCCGCCGTAGCGTTATTAGTTACAGTTAATTTTAAAGCGTCCAGGCTTGCATCAAATTCAGTATTAGAATCTGTCCCCGCAAAGTTAGCTGTATGTTCATCAATTGTTTGAAGTAATAACCTTTCTGATGGAGCTGGGTAATCAATCGTCACCCTTGAATCATTCCAATCTGAATCACTACTACCCGGCGTGCCTGATCGACGACCTCCATCATCTTCAAATTTCAAAAGATAAGAACCTGTATCAATTAAAGGGACTTGCTTCTGTGTCTGTGATCCTGTGGCAACAATCCCGATTTCTTGCGAGTTCTGCCAAGTCGCCCCGGTTGTTACCTGTGCAAATCTTATAAGCGTTTTGCCACCCAATAAAACATCAAGTTCCGTCGCTCTATTCCAGCTAAGAATTGCGCTCGCTTCATCTATAGGTAAAAGACTTACGCCCGTGACTTGCTGGGGTAAAGCTGTTTTTCCTTCTGCTACAAAAGGACTTAACTGCGCTGGCAGAGTTGACCTTAACCCAGACGCGCTAACGTTATAAACTTCAATCCTATAATTTCCATCAACAGTGTCTAATATTTCATAGGTCTTTGATCCTTCTATTGCCCTACCTACCCAGTTACCGTTTTCATATCTCCAACGAACATAAGCGTTGTCATTGTCGCTCGTCCAACTAAGTATAATTTTTACTCTGGCAATTCCTGTATTTTCATAGATTGTTTCTGTAGCTATTAGACCTGAAGGGCTTGGAGGGGGAACATCTAAGTTAGTTATATCTCTTTTAACTAAAGCAATATTTGATTCTATATGTGCATATTTACCAGAGTGATATTCATTAGCTGTTATTGAATAAGTTGCTCTGTCTTGTTCATCAACAGTTAAAACACGCCATTGGGAAGACTCGATATCAGTTGTTTCATATACCCACATACTATTTTCATTAGGCGCTGAACTAAAAGCATTACCCACAACAGAAATCGTATTGGAAGAAATACCGCTGACTGTTTTCTTCTCAACTGACCCATCAGGCAAGACAACAGATAAAGAGGCGCTCACTGTATAACTAATGCCCGTAATATCATCAACAGGAACGGCGGTTGTTGTTGCACCGCTTTTGGTTAAACCACCGCGACGGGTTCCGCTTTTCATCTCATCAGCTATTTCTATAACTTGCCCAGGTCTAACGATTACACCGGCTGAAACCGAAGTTGTAAAATTGACCAGTTCCTTTTCTAAGTTTTCTTCATATAAAAGCCATTTACCAAGACGATTAGCCTGGCCCCTTGAAGTTGTCCCAAAAGCATCAATGTTTTTAACTACTCGGCCATATCTTGCCAGGTTTGCACTATCAATGACTTCTTCATAATTTACATCCATCAATTCCAGATCTAAATATTTAACAACAACAACGGTTGGCCTTGTCCTTTGGCTTGTATTCGAATAAACGAACCCAGGGGGTAAAACATTAGCAAGAGTAAATAAATAGCTCGCATCGGCTGGGCTATCTTGCGTAATCTCTAAAGATCCCGCTGCCCAATAAGGCATGGCTCTAAATACAGAACACATTTGATTGACGACGCTATAAGCTTCTTGTTGATTTTGTAAATTTGCCGATATTGCAAAACGTGGTTCTGTTGACCCTGTTCCTGTCCCATCATCAACTTGAGTGCCGCAATATTGACTAGCCGAATAAAAAGAAAACTTATCAAGTTCTGATGCTTCTAAATGATCACCAAGCCCAAAACGTGAACTTGTCAAAAGCGCATATAAACACCAAGCCGGATCATTTGTATATTGCGCTGCCCCTAATGTCCCGTTAAATGTTCCTGAATAAGAAAGGCTTCCATCAGCCCTAACAGTTGCGTTGTGCGGAATTTGGACTTTCTGCCCCTTTATACGGTATTTCCTAGTTGGAATGCTGGTAAATTGCTCCGCGTCTACACGTATGCCAACTAAAGCACTATTCGGATAAGTCCGATTGTCGTATTTAATCTCTACATAATTGTTCCACTGAATCGCATTTGTTAGCTTTGAACTTCCGCTATCGGCTGTAACTCTTATGAGTTTTATATTGACAGGAAAAGCACCGTCTAAATTCACTAAATACTCACGGGCATATAAATCACCCGTTCGCCCTGTAATTTTGCCTGATGCTCCTGAAATCTTTGTTGCATAAGAACCGCCGCTATATTGAACTTGTATTTGAATTTCAACCTCTGTTCCAAAAATATCTCCCTTGTCTGAAATCTCCTGTAACTGTGGAACAGAGACAATAACTTTTACTGCATCTACTTCACTGTCTGTAATCTGAACAACGCCCGGAGTTGATTGGACAATTGTGCTTAAGCCTGTTGTTTTTGTAGTTTCTGTATTAACAGTAATTGGGATGCTTGTTTGATTTGACGTCCCTGTTCTTACCTCGTAAGAAACATCTTTAAAATTGTAAGCACCATGAACATCCTGTAGGGGTGTGTTATTTAAATAAATAGATTTTGCCCCATCCACTAAACCCTCTATTTCACCTTCAGCTAAGAGATCAAGTACTTTTGCAAATTGCTTTGAATCTAAATTATCTTTCGCCTCAGTCGGAGTGCCACCACCGCCACCGCCGCCCTTGCCTGTTGCGCTACCAGCTCCAATGACGATGCTCATGCTTCCACCTGATGAGTATCAACACCCGCCGAAATGACAACAGAGCCAGTTATGACCTCCCCGAAAATGACAGGAACGCAAACACCAGCCCTCGAAGTGTTCTGAATCCCGCTAAAGCTAAACGAATTATTGCGCGGGTCTTGTGCAAGTTCTGGTATAGGAGGTACAGGAGTTAGTAAGCCAGCTACCCCACTTAACGCCACCGCCGCACCTACGCCTTTAACAAAACTAATAGCACCTAAGTTTTTCGCCAGGGAAGCACCAAAGACACCACCACCAACTGCAAAGCCAATACCAATTAAAGCAACTCCTAAAATAACCTTTCCCCAGTTTCCACCAGCTCCACCAATAACAGGAATGATTTTTATATCACTTTGGCCTGTTGGATAAAACAACTCTTCTTTTTCTATGTCCCAATTATCGGCAACAACTTTATACCTTCTATCTGCCATGTAATTCTTTAACTCAGGCCAATTAGCGACAAGGAACCTTAATGCTTGGGCAGCGTTAGCAACGTCAGCTTCTAGCACACGCTCGCCAACAAACTTTGCTAAGTCTCCATACAATCGAACTTTACGCAACATGTCGAATCCTCCTTCCTATGCATTTTAGTAGCCATTCGTCTAATAAGTCACGACTTGAAAGCCTATTTTGTAAATGATGCAAAAGTATTTGTTCTCCTAAGTAGACACCAATATGATTTAAACCTGTGCTACCAATGCTCATTAATAGCAAATCACCTTTCTGCAAATCTTCCTCAGGCTTTAATTCCCTAAAACCTGTAGCTTCAAAACAAGTATCAAACATTGGCCTTTTAATAAAATCATCAGGGTCATTTGGCCTGTCCCAATCCACTAACTCAATCCCTAATTCTTCCTGGTAATAGTCTCGACAAAGTGACCAGCAATCATTAACACCCCATACCCACGACCTCCCAATTAGGCTTGCTTTAAATCCGCAAGGTTTATATTCAACCCATTGGTCTAAATTCGGTTGAACGATATACCATTTAAGTCCAGATTTTTCACATGCGACTTTATCCGCTTCCGAAGGTTGAGGGCTTGTTGTTGGGTGACTATGGATAACAGCAATAATTTCCCCGCCTTTGTCTTCGGCCTCCGCCCAATTGATAGGGTTGAGAATAAATTGATCTTCCGGGTTAACAGCTAGATTTTCACAAGGCCAATATTTCTTCTTCCCTTTTACTACAACCAACAAACCGCAAGACTCCCTTGGGTCTTCTGCCTTTGCATGTTTTAAGGCATCATCTTTCCACATTAGGAATAGAACGAACCAATACCAGGGAAATCAGCCGGCAAGACTTGCCTTTTGGG